AGCCGCTGGAGGGTTGACGCTACCGTCATCTGTACCAAACTCATGGTAATACAAATAGCCGTCTGTGCTTGCTGCAACAGGATATTGACCAATACCACGGTCAATCCATGCCGTTCTGGTCATGTTGCCGTAGTACCAAACCTGTTCTTGATAGTTATACACAACGTATTTGTCGATGGTGTCAGAGTTAGCTGATGGGTAGAACCACCATATCTCTGAAAACGACGAATTTACCGCTGCGGTAACTTTCTCAGCTTGGTCTTGGTTAAAATCGTTAAATACATACGCTCTGACAGAACAAGGCAAACGCTGTACCTGTCCAGAATAGATGTAAAACTCTTGCTCACCCATCCACATAACCATGTCATCGACCGCAATAGCGGACAAAGGACTGGCAATAGTGATGTTTTCGGAAATCATAGAGATACCGAAGGTAAAAGGTGGGCCTAAATACTGCATGGCGTGTAGAGATTTATCGGTAAAGACCAGTATCTGTTGCCGTGTTTCGAGGGCCGTGATTATCTCAGAACCCGTACCGATCCGCAGATCACCTGCCGTGTTGGTAGCTTCTGCGCTCCAAACCAATGGGTTTTCTTGGTCAGAAAAACGAATAAGTAGAGGGTCTTGAACCCCAATGTTGTCCTGTGCATCACAGCCAAACACAATAACGTGCCTGTCACGGTCCGAAATCATGACCTGTTTTGCAATAGTCGGCGTTGTAGCATCCGCACCCGCTAGTGACGATAGTTCTACCGCACGTTGGAAAGGGGCTGAACTGGTCGATTTATCCCAGTAGTAAATACCGCCGTCACGAACATTGATGATTAAGTCTTCACCAAAGTTGTCATGGCTCCAAATACGCAAGATATCGCCTACCGCAGTCAAACTAGCGGCAGAGCCCCACGCGCCACGGGACCATGTACCTGCGCCCCAACCGGCTCCGGCAACTGTTGTGTCCAAACCACTTTGAATTTGATACGTGCCAACAATAGAGCCACCACCGTTACCGGTGTCTGATCCATTAGCTAGTACGGGAGTGGGTGTGTAAGCGCCATTAATCGTGATGTCATTAAGTGTTGCAACTTCTCTGGCAACGACCTCATACGAGTTTGTATTGACGATACGAGCTATTTGATATTCTTGATTAAGAACAGCGGCTGTAATGTTACCGCCAAGAGAGACTGCGCCGCTAAAAGTAACAAAATCATTTTCTAAAGCGCCGTGGTTACTGTCTGTAACAGTCAGTCGCGGCAAACGTTACGTCGCCCGCAGAAGTAGTCTCACGAATAGGGGTGATGTCGTTATAACCACCACCTTCGTTAATGTAGTATTTAAGATGCGTTCCGACACCCAAGTAGTTTTCTCCCGCAAGGGCTACAAAGGGATGTAATGCACGGCAAGTGCCTAAAAAACTCTTACCTGAATATTTTTCCCAGCCACCTATCTTTTCAGGGGTGCCGAAACGAAACCTTACTTTGTCACAGTCAAACCAACCGCCCTCGTTTGTATACGAAGTGGTTTCTCTGTTTACTCCGGGTCTGAACTGTAACTTTTGTAAGGGCATATCATCCGTTCACTACTTCAGCTTCTTCAGCACTCTCCACTTCAGCGAGAGACGCTGTGAGCATATTGACAAAAGCCTCACGGCCTACGTTTAGCTGATCCATGTTAAAGCGTAGGCTTCCTAGCTTCTTGTCCAGATCAGCAATGTGGTTAACCATTGCAACTTGTTGCTCGGTTAGGTCATCAACGTTGTGTTCTACATCATTGACAGTAATGGTTTTCTTTTCATTTTTCGCCATTATAAGTCTCCTTATTTAAGTTAAATTAAGCGTCCCAAGGTAGACCGTCAGATTGCGTCGCTGCACGGTCAATCTGACCTTGCACCTTAGCTGTACGGTCTACTTCGACACGCGCTTTTGCTTGGTCAGCGGTTTCGTCACCTTCAATCAAGCTGTTGTAGACCCAACCCAATACGTCGTTCTCGGTAAGATTGGCGTAAGGAATGTAGTCGGGGCTTGATGGATCGGGATCAAGCCGTAGCTTGCCGCCCTCTGTAGCAGTGTAGACGGGATCACCGTCGCTTGCCGCTACGCAAGACCAATAAACGAGGATAACACCCCCGTCTGAATCTTCATGCGTCATTTGGTTGACGCTCCAAGTTGTAGTAATTGCCATGTTTCTTTCTCCTTTAATGACAGTTTTTAAGTTAACACGCCATCAACACACACGGCACACAGTATGTTCCGTCGTCGTATGTGCAAGTAACGTGCGTTGAAGTAACTTTTGCGATTGTCTTGCTGCGAACAATATCATCGCCTTGTGCTTTAGCTGTGCCATCGCCTGCGGACATAAGCAGATCGCCACGCTGCACAGTTGTGCCTTGGGCAATACGGATAATCATGTCGCCCGTCATAGCGATGTTCATATCTGCAATATGCCCTTCTCTTTCATCCCAATTAACAAAAACACCCGCGACATTAGCATCACCTTCGACAGAAGACACTGCCATGCAGTTTAGCTGTTCATTTGCCTTATTGGGCCAAGAGGCCATTTGGTCTAAGTTCGTCATAACAGTGCCTTTAAGAAGCCCTGAGATGCGTGTGTTATCTGTAGGCTGAGACCAACGAGATAAGTGTCCGCCGTTAAAAGAACATGTAGTGCCGGATATGCTAATTGTGCCTTCTTCGGCTCCTCCACTTCGCAAAGATAAAACGACACCATCAGAAGTTCTATTGAAGCCATGGTCAGCGCCTGTTGATGCCCACATCCGGCCTGCGGTTGTAGCAGACCAGCCCGTGTTGTTATTGCCATTTCCGGGGTTAGTAACAGATTGTTGCCCTACAGAAACATAGTCAGAGCCAGCATCTACCACTAACGCAGTAGAATTGTTGTTAGACTCAACGCGGAAGTCTTGGTCGCGAGAATCCTCATTAAAAACAGTTTCGCCTTGATCTATGTAAAGGCTTAAAGCCATGTCGCCACCGGCTGTATCGGTAAGCAACATAAACTCGCCCTCATTAGAAGCGGTTCCTGTTGATGCAACAAGTTTAACGTCGTAAGTGTTTGACCTTAGAAACATTCCCGCAAAAGAATCAACCGCAGTGTTGTCGTTTTCTACCTTCAAGCCGCCTGCAAGATCAGCACTGTTGCCGCCTGTAAGCCTATTTGCATTGTTGTCTTCATTGATAAGAATGTGCAGTGGATCAAGTGGGCTAGAGTTTCTAACGCCTATGTTGTTTTCTCCGCCATCCACAAACAGCGCGTGGGTACTGCTGTCAGACTCAACGCGGAAGTCGCGGTCTAGGCTGTCATCGTTTATAACTGTCTCACCAGACTCAACGCTTACAGCTTTTGCTGTGCCTGTGTAAAGCAATAAAGGTCGTCCAGTTTGTGAGCTATTGACATAGGCAGACTTAATGTATCCAAAGCCGCTTGCGTCGTTTGTACCCATTTGAATAGCGGTGCCCGCGGTCCCGTTTGAGACAATTAGGCCAGTGGTCATATCCCCACTTGATTGTGGGCCACCATTTTCGTTGATGTGTAAAGCACTTTGTGGGGCATTGATTTTTATGCCTACATTATCGTTCCCAGCATCCACGAAAAACGCGTGGGTGTAACCATCAGACTCAACGCGAAAGTCGAGGTTATTGCTATCCTCGTTAAAGATGGTTCCTTCGTCAGCATTACCACTGAACGCCATCATTTGCTTGGAGTTGCTTACGTCATAAAACGCTAACCGCTCGCCGTTTGTACCGTGGCTTCTTACCCCAAAAACCTGCCCCGTACCTTTGGTGTTATCGAACTTTAACGCGTAGTTCCCCTCAAAATTGCCGTAGAGGTGCATAAACGCGCTAATGCCCGAGGTGATCCCAACACCAACATTTCCACCCAAAGGCTGTAACACTATTGGTTTAATGTTGTTTGAGCCGTCATCCTGAATGGCTTGTATATAGCCATAGTTATAGCCGTTAGCGCCAATCCAGTTTGAAATAGCGCCGCCGTTGTTAATCCTAGCCGCAGGGGTGGATGACGTAGAAATAGCAGAGGTATCCGCAGGGCCAAGGACATGCAGGGAAGCGGCGGGTGCCGATTTGTTAATCCCGACTCGGCTGTTACCCGCATCAACAAAGAGTGCGTGGGTGTTGCTGTCAGACTCAACGCGGAAGTCTTGGTTATAGCTACCTTCGTTAATAATGACACCACCAACTGTATTGTCAGTGTTTCCAATGCGCATTCTTTCCGTCGGGGTGCTGTTGTAACCAGCGGTTTCAAAAACAATAACGCCATCGGGGCCCGCACTGTTAGAGCCGCCACTTATGGTTTTTATTCGAGCTACTGCGTGATCCGCAATTCCAGTGCCGTCTGACGTGTAATACTCTAGCTGTCCTAAACCGTCACCAGCGACCCAAGAGCTACCCGACTTACCGTCACGCAAAGTTAAAACAGGATCATCTGAGGAAGAAATAGTAACGTCAGAAACTGGAACCGACGTGTTGAAGCCAAATTTACCATCTTTAGTAATTCTGAGTCGTTCCGCGGGGTCTGATCCTTGCGGCTCGTTCACAAAAACAAGATCAGTTCCGGTGCCGTTTACTAAGGACGCAATACGAGAGACAGACTTACTGGCATTACGAGTTCGTAGCAAAATCTGCGAAAACGAGTTTGTGTCGTCGCTGAGGTTTTGAACGCTTAAAGTAGCGCCATTACTTACTTGACCGGTTGTATCCGTTGCGTCAAAAGTTGTACTGCTTGTATTTTGTAATTCAAATAAACCGCTTGGCGAACTGTTATTGATACCAATCCGGTTGTTGCCAGCATCCACAAAAAACATATGGGTGTTGCTGTTAGACTCAACGCGGAAGTCGTAATCACCTCCATCCTCATTAATCGTTAACGGGCCACCGTTGAGAAAACGAAGAGTGCCGCTATCCCACGACACGGCAGGGTTTGATGAATACGCTTGAAGGTGAATCGCCGTAGCCCCCGACCCTGTTCTGGTTACAGAAATCTGGTTGTTGGACTGAGCGTTACCCACCAACAAGTTAGCACCCTGCACCTGCAACTTGTAGCTGGCTACGTTAGAAGTTGTTCCAATACCAACTGTATTCGCGGAGGCATCTACAAATAGAGTATCTGTATCAACCGTTAAGTTTCCTGTGGCCGAGAGGGTGGTAAATGCGCCGGTGCCTGTGCTCGACGCGCCAATGTTGGTGCCATCAATTGAACCGCCGTTAATATCCGTGGTCGTCAGCACCGACGAAGCGATAGTAATTACGCCCGTGCTGTTGGCAATCGTTGCCGCTGCCGTGCCGTCGTTTGCGGAAATACTGCTTGTTTCAATATCAGTAGCGTTAACTACGTCATCTTTCAGCAATACGCTGTCAATTGTGACACCGCTGCCCGCAGACGTTTCGTTAATCGTATTGGTTTTAAGCGCCTGACCCGCCGTTACCTCCGGGTTAGTTGATCCAGACGTAGCTCCATTAGCTAGAACCTCGGCCCATGTATCGACTGTGCCGACTTGTGAGTCAACGTAAGCTTTAATAGATTGCTGAGTAGCCAGTTTAGTAGGGCTGTTTGAAGACATGTCGTCTTCGTCTTTGATGCCCGTAACTGTTGCACCGTCACCAGCAATGTTAAGGCTAGTGTTTGCCGTAACAGTAGTACCTGTAATCGCAGCAGCACTTGATCCGCCAATAACCGCACCGTCAACAGTACCGCCGTTAATGTCGGCTGTACCCGCGGTAAGAGTAGGCGTGGTGATTTCAGTAGCACGTAATTTGGTAAAAACGTCTGTAACAGTAGCAGCACTTGCGCCACCACCATCAAACTTGACCACCATATCAACACCCGCAGGGACCTCTAGGTCTCGCGCAGCGTTGTAAGTGCCTTGGAAAAGAATAACAGACTGACTACCCGCCAGACTGTTTCTTACAAAAACTATTTTTTCAGCGTCGTTTGGGTCAAGCTGCACAAAAGCAGAGCCACCCAAATCGCTAGAACTGTAAAACTCTAACCACTTATTGCGCCCGTCTGAGGTCGCACCGTTAGTGATTTGAAGTGAATTTGGAGAACCGGAGGAACCCGCGCTAGTAAGCGTAACACGCTCTGCGCCGTTGATTGCTTGGTCCAGAATGTCGAAATTGACGTTTGTAGTATCGCCCCATGTACCCGACTGCTCACCAGTAGCCGGTTTTTCAATACCGAGGTTAACTGTATAGGTACTTGGCATCTAATTTATCCTCACGCTGCTATTTGCGTCCAATTTGCGCTCTGGGCTGGTTCTTCCTCCGACCATGATGGCGACTGGTTAACATTAATCTCACTATAACCCGGATTTTGATCCGGGACAATGTTTGAGTAAACCAGTACGTTACCAACACTACCTGTTGCGCTGACTCCTATTACATTTACTATAGCGTCACTTTCTACGGTGACGCTTCCTACTTGACCTGTTCCGCTAACCCCGCCGACGTTAATAGTCTGACCAGTCCTTATCGAAACTGATCCAACGGTGCCTGTCGCAGACAAGCCTGTTACTGGTACGTTGCCCTTACCACTAACCGTGGCAGTGCCTACTACACCAGTAGCTTCAAGACCTGTTGGGAATACATTGGCTTTTGCAACAACTGTTACGGAACCAACAGCCCCAGTGGCCTCTAATCCTGTGACAGGTACAATCGCGCCAGCTTCGACGCTTACGGAGCCTACTGCTCCTGTTCCTGACACACCCGTAACGTTAACGTTTGCATCTGCGGTAACCGTAACGGAGCCTACTGCTCCTGTTCCGGCTAATCCGGTAACTGGGACATTCGCATCGCCAGTGATGGCAACCGAACCGACTTGGCCTGTAGCCGCCACGCCTGTGACGTTTACATTGGCGTCTGCCGTTACACTAGCACTGCCGACTTGGCCTGTACCAGCAACTCCCGTGACTGCAACATTGGCTTCGGCAACTATTGTTACACTACCGACGTTTCCAGTCGCTTGCAGGCCAGTAACCGGTGCATTGGCGTCAGCCGTGACCGTTACAGAACCTACTGAACCCGCAGCTTGTGGTAAACCACTTTGTGACCACGGGCCCTCGCCCCAACCAGAGCGGCCCCAGCCGCCTATTGGGACGATAACATCGGCCATTACGCTATCCGAATAATGGCGTTACTTGCATCGGCAGTTGGAAAAACAATCGTAAAGTCACCTGCGGTGGATGTTTTGTCGCCGCCGAAGTCCAACACTACGACTGACGGGTTGGTTACCGAAATAGAAGTGGTGTTTGGAGTTGTATTATATATGAGCGCCCCACGTGCAGTAATTGTTGCCGTGGAGAAAGTTTCGTCTTGGAAGTCGGTCAAAGCCGTAGTTCCAGATGACGTGGGGTCAACGTTAGTCAACGCCCCTCCGCCCGCACTATACCCTGTGCCGCTTACCTCATTTGAGGTCGTATACGCGGTGGTAGCCGCAGTAAACGAAGCACTGTTGGTGTATAGAGCAATTTTAAATGTATCGCCGTTGGCGAGATCAAAGTCGTGGACACCGTACAATAGCTCCTTCTTGAACGATGTACACATGTAGTTTCCGCTGAAAGCCATGTTTACAGTCTCCTAATTAGTTCCGCGAGTTCCAGATTCCCAGAATCCTTAATCGCATTGTACACGGTGGTTCTATCACTTTTTATCGCTTCGCGCATATAAAATTCTAAAACTTTAACTATGTGCTTACGAAAGGCATGTGCTTGTGCCTGTATTGCAGGGTTTGCAGAATCACTGATTGATATAATTTTATCAGCACAACGCTCTGCAATTTCCTCTGGTGTAAAACCACGATTTTGAGTGGTGTGTACTTCCACTTTGAAATCAGGGTTTAAATCTAAATCTAGCGCAGGAAAACTCATTGTTTCGGCCTCACTAGCATACCTGTACGATAATCATCGGTGACTTCTTTGTTTTCACCCAGCATCTTCATGCCTGTCATCGCTTCAGCAAATCTTTTTTCATAATGGGCCATAACATCTTGTTCGCCCTTCATATATATGTACGCTTCTACCAAACTGCCGTACAACATCGCCATTTGAGCATTTTCACTCAGCCATGTAGTGCCGCTTCCAGCACCAGCAGTTAAACTTGCCGGTCTATAGAAA